TCTTATACTTGGAAGAGAGTTCCTCATAAGCTGATCCCATCTTATAAGTAGGCTTGTATTTCAAAGCAGCCAGGTAGAAAACCTTCATTGCAGCAAGTTTTTCCTCACCTGTGCTATACTTATTCAGGATCGAAGTTTTTTCTTTGTCAGTGAGTTCGTCGAGAACCTCACTTCCAACTTCAAGAAGTATTTGATCTTCAGTTAATGCCATAGTCTTAAAAGGTGGGAGAGAGGTTTCCCCCTCTCCCGGTCAGAGTTAGCACATACCGTACAGATAAACACCGAGGTCTTTAGCAAGAACAAGCTGGTCAAGGTACATATCAGCTTCGATCCTGACAGAATCGTTAAGTTCCGGCATAAGGATCTTACGGGTGCGAATCGGCCTGCCGATGTCACCACCAGTATAGTTGATATGATAACCAGCCGAAGGAGAGAACTTGCTCGGTCGGGACGGTGTATAACAAAGAAGGCCACGACTAGTGGTAAGGAAGTCAGTACCAGCTTCGTTGACAGAATCCAAGATAATGAGCTTGTCAACTTCAAACAACTTAGCCAGCATGTCAGCAGTAACAACCTTATCTGTAACAGTCTTCATCCTGTCCATGATGAGAGTGTTAGTCTTGAGGGCTTTATAAGCATCCCAAGAAAGAATAAGCTTGTTAGCCTTGTAACCAGTAACCTTGGTGATTGCCTCATGAGCATTCATGATATGATCAACAGGATCGTGGTCACTCCGGTTGTCGGTCTTGTCAGTCCACAGATACGAAGCAAGAGAAGTATCTGTTGCCCAAACAGAAGTAGTGAAGAAGGTAGCAATAAGCTGCTTCAACAGAACCCTGCCCATGCGGGACATAACAAAGTCAACAGAGTCATTAACAGGATCAAACGGGTTATCAAACTCGTTCATGTCATCTCTGGTGATGTCTTTGTGGAAGGAATACTGTTCCACATTATATGTGGTCTTGCTCACCGCATAATCATCGCCAAAGGACTCAGTTGCACCAGTACGTTTGTAAAGGTCAACTTCTCCGATACGAAGCCAGTCAGCCTTGGTGTAAGTTCCAATATAGCCGGTCAGACGCTTGGTATTAACCATAGGAAAGATTTCAAACGCCGTAAGCGGCTTATCCACAATATACCTATTCGCTACATTAGCGATATAGGTAGGAGCCATCTGATCAGACCAATGAGGCATCATTCACCTCCTTACGGGCGCACACGCACGTTGAGCAGGTGCGTGTTGTTAGCCGTGTTATTGGCCTCAAGAGAAACAGCCGCAACATAAGTTGTTGCTCCAGCCACCTCGAAGCATCCATTAGCACCAGCAGAAAGCTTTGTGCCAATAGCAACGCTCTGGTTTGCGCCAAGGGTTACATAAGCCATGCAGGAACCAGCGGTGATAATCTCAGAAGCAAGATTATTGGCCCTGCCCCTCCGAACAACACCAGCAGGAACCTGAGTGTTGTTAGCTGTCTTGGCACCAGCCCAGGTAACAACGTAATGCTCAGCTCCTACGAGGTTATTCGCAGATACGATGGAAGTACAACGAATATCCTTTTCATTAGCAGCCATTTAAAAATCCTCCTTTACTGCTCAAGAGCAGCCATCTCGTCGGGATGTTCCTTAGCATAAGCTGCGTAAGCATCCACAACGGGCATACCGTGCTCTTTCGCGTATTTCTCGATCTTAGCTTCAAGGTCAGCAGCCTTGGCAGCATACCGATTACCGTTAACAAGCTGTGCCTTTCCAAGTTCATTGATAATGTCCTTCATGAAAGCGAACACATCAAGAATCTTGTCAGTCTCTTCCTTGGAAAGCTTACCATAAAGCGGCAGGAAGTCCTTTACGAGCTTATCGCCGACTTTAGCAGTAACATCTTTGGTGAACCTTTCCATCCGAAGATCAGACAGCTCCTTTTCCTGCGCCTCGATCCGATCCTTAAAAACCTGCGGAATCTCAGGTTCCTTATCGGGCTTCTTGAGCCAGGAATCCTTTTCCAGAACGTCGAACTTCTTGGTATCGACGAGCTGGATACCGTCCTTCTTCTGTTCAACGATGTAACCAGTGAACAGCTCCTTGAAGACATCCAGAACATCAGCCGTAGAAATATCTTTGGCGATGGTCTTAAGCTCGTCTTTTACGACTTCGGGAATCTCAGCCGACTTCGTAGAAAGAAAAGCCATGAGCTTCAGAACACGATCCATAGTAATTCCTCCTTGGTTAGAATCCTTTACGATTAAAAACTTTTTGCCGTTCTTGGGGAACGCTGCAAGAGACACTTCTTGCACTAAGAGTTTCTTTATTTTAGCCATTTTTCAATCCTCACATTACCATTTTACTGAATAGCATTTTTTCGTCAATGTTTTGTCCAATTAAAAAGGAAAAGCCCCAGTCAGTAAACCGGGGCCATAACATTACATGGAGGAGAGTCAGGCAGAACTACTCGCATCATCTATTATAACAAAACCCCCTAGAGAGAATCCCACTATCTCACCATTTTTGATCTGTTCCTGAAGTGACGGGTCTTTTATCTGCCAACGCTGTAGCCAAGAACCAGCTTTAACATCAAGATCATTTATTTTCATGTCTATCGGTGCAATATAACTCTCAAGCAATACTACCTGATCACCGTTAAGCGGCATCTTATGCCTATACATAGTATTACGGAAGAAAGTATTATATTCGTAGCAAGCAGTCATAATAACTTCGGCTGACATTTCATCCCCGTCAGCATCTTTCTCGTCAGGAGCGTATACAATACCAAAAACTTCTTCGCCACGCATCTCAGACAATTTGAGATGAAACTCTTTTTCCTTTTCTTTACAACTCTTTTCGTAAATATTCCTAGCTCTTTCTTCTACATCCTGATACTTATATTGACCAGCACGAGACATTGCGGCCCTAAGCAGTCCACAGTGGATAGCACCAGACTTAGGATCACGGAACGGAAACTTACGATTGCCTGTAGAATCTACCAGCAAGAAGTAAGAAGCAGGAAAGCCTCTACGCTTTGACTGCGTGTTGTAAGCATCATAGACATATTCAGGTATAGTTGAAGCACGAATTACATTAGGCATCTTCGCCTCCTTCATCAACAGCCGGTTTTTTCGCAATAGCTTTTGCTTTCTTTTCTGCTTCTTCCTTAGCTTTTTCAGCCTCTTCTTTGTTATAAGGAAGATTAGATAATGCAAGAATAGCTTTTTCTATGGATTCAGTAGGTTGTACGGCACCTTTTTCGATAAGGCTTGAAAGAAACGTTCCTACATCTCGTAAAGAGTTATAATTTTTTATAGCAAAATGTATTGTCGGCTCTTTACCTATTCTGTTGTAACGACAGATATCGTAGATTACCTGTTTCTGGAAAGCGTCAGCAATGTTTTTTGCGTAGGCGTCACAAGCACCCAAGAAATTAGTGACGTGCATTTGTGAATTTGAGTTATTAGTTGTAGCAAACGCTCCAAGGGAAAGGAAATTAGCTAGTATACCTGTAGCCATCTCAGTATTGTAACGAGCAATTATGTCAGACGTAGGAACAGATGCACGATTTTCACCACGAAGTATGGTAAGTTCCCATCCGGCAGGAATAACTACACCCTGCTGTTGATCACGTCGAACAGATGAAACTAGCTGAATTGCCCATTCTAGTGTAGCAGCTACGTTAGCATCATAATTAGGCGAACCAGAATCAGCCGCAGTAAAATCGAATCCTTCCGGTGCTCTAAGAACTGGCAATCCACCCAGGTCACGATCAATGGCAAGAGCTTCCGCGGCCTCAATAGAAATCTTATAATAATATGGTTTATAGAGATGTCGTAGCATAGATATGCCAAATGGAGAACGATTCTCGCTCATTAGCACAACATGAAGAGTTTTTTCGTAAGGCGTACTATACGGACCGCCTGCTGACATCTGATTAACAAGACCAAAGTCATCATTAATAGAATCTATTGTAGACTGAAGCCTGGGTTCAATGTCAGTAAGCAACATTGTGCCACTTTTCATCTGCCAGATTTTTTCTCCTAGATAATAGCCATAGGTAAATGCACTAGATATTTCATCGAGAATCTGTGTGAAAGGTGTACTCATCTGATCTAGGATTTCGGTAACGGTTTTTGCGTTAGGACCGTCGATGTAACAATCCATTCTTCTAACTACGGTAGACAGCAACAACATCAGCCCACCGATAATAGGATCGTTCTTCCTCATTTTGTTATAAATGAGCAAGCCTGTTGGAGCAAGAAGTTCTGTTAAAGGCTCCAGCGTAGAGTTATGGTATCCCTTCATGCCATCATCAATACCTGGGGAACCATATACATGCCGCGAGCCTTGCAGAGAAGCAAGTTTTGTTCTCGGAAATGTAGCCTTTGCTGGCTTATCTACTTTTTTAGAGAAAAAATTCTCGAACATTGGTTTCTCCATAAGCAAAATGCAACTTGCATAATGCTAAAAGAATTTTGCATATTTACCATATTTGCTCGGATTAAGTGTTTTACTCAACATAGTTGCCATTGATACCGATGCGCTCCTTGGCACAAACATACCTTTATTTTGTACAGCAAAGCTATCAACAGCGCAACTCATCATAAGCGCATCAGCAAAGTTTGGTGAGTGACCAAGACGCTTGACCAAGTCTTTTTTGGTAAGTTTTAACTGGATTAGACCAGAAGCATAGTCAAATTCGATATTAACTAACTCTTTTTTCAATTCTTCTGGCGGAGCTACGGGGAAATGAAGATCTTTTATCTGTTTGTGTAACTTGTGGTAGCCTTCATCACGCTTCTTAGTGTACATTGTCTCATGAAAAGCCTTTTCGCTCCCCATAAAGGCAAGCGTGTTAACTTTTCTGTTGTAAAGAAGTGAGTCATAAACTCCTGCTCCTATACCAACTGCATCGACGATAGCTATAACATCTCGTCCGTGGTAGACCTGTGTAGCAAGACGCTCAACCTCTTGTACCAAGAAGACGGTATCATTAGTAGGAATCTCATCCCATTTGATCAAAGAGTTACCACTACGATGCAAAATAATTGACGGGTCTTCTCCACGACCTCCAACGTCAACAGACAGGATAAGACGCCCGTGCAGAAACTCACGATTAGTTCTAACAAGCTTATCGTATTCTTCTGGAGTTATGACGAATGCATCAGATGCTTGAATAGGAAGGCCCATAACCTTAGCACGATACATAGGAGATTCTTTGCCGTAACGTGCTATAATACGTTCTTCAAAGCTCTTATCAACTAATGGTGACTTTCGTGAATCAAAATATTTAACACCCCAGTTTTTACCCTTTCCATCAGGATCAGAGATTGTATCATAATAATAACCAGCAGTTGATACCGGATTAGAGATAAGCAATATCATTGCGCGGTCATCTGTCATTGCACCGTCAAGAGCAGTAAAAACAGGGTCGGGAACACCACTATTAGATCCCCAAAAACATTGTCCTTTTCGGCGCATATACATAGAATGATGGGGAGGAACAGTTAAACACCAAACTTTTCCTCTATAATAGACTTTATTAATGTTATTTTGTCTTACAGATATAAATGGTGGATTATCATACTTTGAAATATATACTATAAAGCCATCAACACTAGATGTTGCAAAGTGATCTTTTATCCAAGTAGTTCTTCCTGCTATATTACGTTTAGATATAGAAGCATAACCGCCTGTTTTTATAACAACTTCTTGTAAATCATCTGCCATTTGTTTGCTTGATGTATAAATAACATGTCTTCCGTTTTCACGGGAATAGCCATCACCGCGTAGATATGATGCTAAAAATGAAGTTTGTATACTTTTATGCCAATTCTTTAGATAATTAGGTATGAACTTATTATTGAAGTCACTACCACAAGTTTCTGCTAAATATGTTGCTAAAACTGTTGAGTTTATGTAAAACTCTTCTATATTGTTTCTTTCATAAACACCAAACTTTATGTTAAGTTTTTCTAGTATTTCTTTGATGTGAAAACTATTAACTCCAACTGTTTGTGAAATACCTATTGTATTTCTTTCTGCATTGACATAGCCTTCAGATAAATACCAACCAAGAAATGATGCCCATAAAGTAGTAGGAACTTTACCAAGTGAAGGAATATCTATCCAATCCTGCTTGTTACCTACAAAGAAAACATCTCTATCCATATAAAAACGACTTTTCTTTGTTATATCAAATTTTTGTATCTCTTGTCTTCTGATTTCTGTATATTCATCTTGTCTTGGTTTACGTATTCTATAAAGCATATTATGGTTAGGCGTAACTTTAAATGAACAAGTTTTAGATTCATACTCATACATATCACCTTCATAATCACTAATATGTAATTCTGTTGGTTTCTTATATTCAGTAGCATGAGTAGTTATGTTTTTAGTTAGCACTAAATCATTATTATTTATTTCATGATAATGTTTCCAGCCATCTAAAGTTAAAACTTCAGTTTCTTCATCATAACATGCTTCGTCAACGATAATCAGCAGGTATGGTGCATGAAAACCAGCAAGAGTATCGTTAAGCTGACGAGTATCTTTAGATACTGTGCGGGCTACTGCATACCACTCTGAGAAACCTTTTATTACTAATCTTCCTTTATAACTTTCAAATATATCTTTATACTTGTAACGCTTGAGCCAGAAACTTATCTCGCCCCAAAGAACATCATTAAGCTGTTTGCCTGTAGGAGCCGTCGTAATAACTTTAGCATGTGGGTGACAGGAGAGAAACCAGATTGTAAGGAGGGCAGCTTCAGCAGACTTGCCTATACCACCACCGGCAGATACACAAAGATTTTTTGTTTCTAGGAGGGATTGAGCGATCTCAACTTGTTGATCAGTAAGGAAGTTAAACCTAAGCCCGGAAAAATCAATAGTTTCTAAGGCCCATTGTACGAAATCATCTCCGTAACGTTGGAAAAGCAGCTTAGAAGCTTCGAGAACCCTCTTTTGTGTTTGTGTGTCATTGCCCATCCCCCTCTTTTACCAGGTCTTTAAAAATGGAATCAAGAGGATGTTCGACATCAGGTTTTTTACCCGTAGGACGATAAGTGAGGATAGCTCGACAGGCTTGGATAATGTCTTTGTTGTCCGTTTCTTCAGGATCAGCGATAATGTCTGCGAGTTTTCGTAAAGCATTAGAAGACGCCTGACGTAAAAACATGTCTTTTGCGTTTTCATCTTCCTCGATCACTTTGCTATTAAACTTTTGTTCATACTCAGGGAAGTCAACAAACAACCGATGAAAAGCACCCGCAGGAAGTCCTTCTGATATTGCAATGTCATCCAGCGAAAGCGGTACTAAAAACCGCTTCGCCAGATAAGTTACATACTTATCATCCGAATTGAAAAGTCTTACAACGTCATCGTATGTCATAACGGCTCTCCAAGTTGAGAAGATAGTCTATTATCCTATCAGCGATAATAAACTTACTGTTGCCCATATCACGCCAAAGCTGTTTTTCAGCTTCCATTCGCTGCGTAGTTACACCTGCAAAGTCAGGTATATAACAAAATATAACGCAGTCTTTCATAAACTCGCTAAATACATTAGCAACCCACCAGTTAATGTCCTTCGACAAACGTGGGTCTTTAATCCACTCCTGACTCATCAGAGCCGGACACACCGGAATGTCCTTCGCTACTAGAACTCTCCTGCAAATCAGATCCAGATTCGTCCGATTGTTTTTCACCTGCTGAGGAAATATTCCCTCCAAAGGCCCCGTTACATAGACTCTCCGCTTCACGTTCCACCTCCGCTGCTATCTGCTCCTGCAACTGATCCACAATCGACTGTATCACTTGTATCTTCGGCAGGATGCGTGATTCCTGTATTAAGTATGACTTACCCTTATAGTTAAAATCTATCAATACTAGCTGTGGATGTGCTATAATACTGATCTTTGTGTCTTTCGACCACTTTGCCATTAACGAAAAGAACTGTTCTGGCACCTTAGATGATCTTAATGCATATTGCACCTGGTCAGCATTAGTATTAAACAGGTTCCATGCGTGTATCTCCCATTGCGAATACTGGAAAGACAAATCAAGATTATCCATAACTATTCCACGCAGAATTTCACTGATTGAAGTCTGTTGCTGCATTGCTTTTTCATGTAGCTTTTCATACAAAACGTCTGATACTCTAAAACCTACTATGCGCTCCTTAGACATGCTATCCTCCTATAGTCTTATGATATAAGGTAATTTTGCCGGTCCTTCTTGTCTTACTTCGGCAAACTCTGTTTCAATTAACATCTGTAAAACGGTTTTAAACTCAGTAGGATCAAGTTCAGTGTGCATAGCTTTGTAAAGCTCGGCTACTCTAACCTTTCCCTGCTGAGAATCTATAATAGCTTTTACACGCTGTATATGAGGGGCCAGTCTATTTCCTCCAGCAATTATAAAAGCTGTACGAAGTTTTTTCTCTGTTGCAGCAAATATAGCTAAAGCTCTCTGAAAGTCTACTGGCAATAGTTCATAACGCCTATCGCCAAGGGCCAACAAACTAGCTACCTTTAAAATATGTACTTTAGTTCTTCTCTCCAGATAGCTAGCTATTCGATAATCTTCTGAAGGTAGAACGTCCTGTTGCATGTACCAGTCTTGAAACATCTTTTCAAATTCCTTCGAAACTTTTAATGGACCAAAACCGTTAACCATCGAAAGTAAATGCTGTAAGCAACGTTCTCTAGCTCTCTGTTGATCAGCAGTAACCACCGGATTAGGAAATTTACCTCGCTTCTTTTCCTCATAAACGAAAACACAACGGGCAAGAAAACCAGTAGCAGCCATATCAGAGGCAAGCGAGGGACCAAACCACTGAGGAACTGCTGCCCCTACGAAATTAAAGAAAGGATATGATAACTCGTTTACTCCGCTATTCTTTGTCTTGTAGGTATAAAGATCATCTTTCCCCCACATATCTACCAGAAACTTAACCATCTCTGTTCCGCTCGAAAGTAGTACATTTAGCTCGTCGCTGACAAATGTAACACTACAATGAGGAAACATAGTATCCTTATCAACAGGTACTTCTTTTAAAGCATCCTGCATCTCAAGAATTATCTTTTCTTTCAGTACCGATCCTTCCAACACCTTGTAACCAGCTTCCTTAAGCAACTTACTTCCTAAATCCATCGAGGTAGACTTTGCACAAACTCCAGCAGGTGCAACTAAGATGGTGTAAAGATTCATATAGATACGAAAGAAACCTCGATCAAGCCATAAACGCTTTTCTGCTGCTCCTGCAAGTGTAGTTAATCCTACCCATAAATGCATTATTTCTGGTGTTTCATTCCCCTGAGTATATTGAAGATAATCTTCTAAGAACGAACAAAGAGGTATACCAGTTATATTCATTTTTTTAATTCCTTGTAAGCGGTTTCAAGTTCGTTGAGAGATTTCATCTCAGTCATGTTTCCCCAATTATAACCTATTTCAAAATTTAATGGAATAGAAAAAGTAATGTTATTTACGGTTAACGGTACTTCAATTAACTCCTTTATCTGTGGAAGAACATGCTGCAAGGTTTCTAGGTCATCATCTACCTGGAATAAGATTGAATCGTGGACTTGGAGTAGAAAGTCAAACTCAGGAATTACCTCAAAGCATTTAATAATCCCACGATTGATGTAGGAAACGGATGTTGACTGCGGTTCAGCAGCTACAGCTTCCCGCATGATCTTTCCAACTGCTGCATCATCATCCGTGTCATACAAATTACCAATAGGCCCAAAAAATTGAATGACAACTCCAAAAGGAGTACGAATAAAGCGTTTTTCTCTAATCTGCTGTTTTACTTTAGTATGCCATGTTTTTATACCGTTACGAAGTTCAATGTATTTTTCTCGTAGGCGTTTAGCTTCTTTTGGAGGACATTCAAGAATTTCTGATAACAGCATGTAGCCCATTCCATAGTGAGTTCCGTGGGCAACTCGCTTTGCAGTCAAACGATGAGTTTCCTTCTGCACCTTTTCTAATGGTATGCCATACAAGAAAGCAGCGACTTCTTTATGAAGATCACGTTCATCGAAAGCCTTCAACCATCCAACATCTCCACAAAGTGCTGCTACAATCCTGGCTTCGGACTGCGAAAGGTCACACTGACAAAGAATCTTACTAGGATCAGCTTTATAGATGACACGAACACTTTTAGGAATATTTTGTAAGTTCATTCCTGATCCTGTTATTGAAGCTGAAGTAGCAAGTCTTCCTGTATATGTCCCGGTAATCTTCATTGAACAACGAACCCTGCCATCTTCATCTGTCTTAACGTTATAGAAGTCTCGTAGTTTGTATCGTTCCTTTAACTCAAGGATTAGCCCTAATGCAGCAGAATAAGGTGTAGGATAGCGAAGCATCATACGCAACTTCTTTTCTTCTGTAGTTACTTTTCCTCCTTTCTTATGTACTGGCATACCCCACTGACCATAGATAAGCTCGGACAACTGTTTAGACGAGCGAATATTAATATCACCTATGACTTGTTCTTTTATATACTCAAGAGTGTCTATTGCTTTCTCATTCTTTTGTGCTAATTCTTCACAAGCTTCCTTATCCAGCAACAAACCACGCATCTGTGCATATAAACAAGCAGGTAGCATTGCCATGCGTTCGTTAAAGACTTCCCATACATCCCAATCAGTTAATTCTTGTTTAAGTGCTATGTAAATCTCATACGTCAAGCAGCAGTCTTTGCCGTTGTAGATGTAGAGCTTATCCCAAGAAAGGATTCCACGTTTTAACTCTTCCATCGCTTCTTTGCCTTCTTCTTTCCAATAAGGCTCATTGGTATAAATAGAAGCACAAAAACCTAATGACTTAGGCAACGTGGGATAAGCTGAATGCTGTGCAATCATCGTATCAAAGTCAATGTTCTTATAAAGTATCTGATAATAGTATGCTCCGTGGAAAACATCAAAAAGAGCGTTATGAAAAATTTTCGGTGTGCTGGATGAAGCGAAACGACCTAAGTAATTCAGAACAGTAGGATTTTCTAGAATTTTTGAATCGAGAACGTAAGCTTGGTGAGGCGAGATGGCCCACCCAAAAGCAGTCATTTTCGGTCCAGCAGTTTCTATGTCTATTACAACTGGGGTATCTATATTGGTTACTAAAGATAGCTGGAAAACTGCTTCTTGTTCTGTAGAAATTATCTGAATGTTACGGTATGGATAAGTTATTTCTGCTGTTTTTGAGTCAGCTATTGCTTTCTTAACGTCTAGAATAAAGATAGGCTCGTACTTACCCTCACCACGAAGAATATTTCCCGGATCAATAGTTGAATAAACTTTTAATCCTGGAACAAGCGTACAAGGAAGTGCTGTACCACGATATTGATGAATTTTAGCTTTTTCTGTCAATAGTAACATTGCTTCTACGCCAACCGCTATAACAGTTGTAAGTCCTAAATCTCGATAATGTGTTAAATCTTCGATAAGTTCTTTTCTACCAAAGTCTAGCTGTTCCTGACGTAACAGATGATAGTCATTACGTGGTGGTTGTTCCTGTACAGTATATGAAATAAAGCATTCAAATCTATTAAGCCCTGCACTATTCAGTAGCTTATTCATATATTGACCTTCAGGACCAATAAAAGGTTGACCAACTCGCATTTCATTAGTCCCAGGAGCTTTACCTATAATAGCTATTGTCGGGGGGTTGTTCGGGTGGTATTTAATCGGGCGCATCTTAATCCTTTCAATAACAGTTTATGTTATAGAAATGTTCCCATTAGAACCATTATTTAATGACCATTTTAACCGTGTTAAATGCACCACGTTCGTTTTTGTTCACATAACCCGTATAACCATATACATTTAATAAAAAGCCTATAATAAACATTTTAACTAAAAACTATAACCATAAGTTAAACGCTCTGTTTTCTATATAATAAGATTCTATTCGTTTTATACAGAAATGTAATTTTATGTGACAACTGTTACACAACCAAATAACTTTAAATGGGTGTTTATAGTTATAATGGTGTCCACAAATATCTTTCGTTGTCCCACAAACAGTACAAGGCTTTGGTATTAACTGTTTTCTACGCAAAGCTTTTTTATAAATATTATAGTTAAATCTATCATAATACTTATATGATCTTTCCTTACGGAATATAATATCTTTTACTTCTTGTAAAAACATATGTTTTCTATTATTTAAACAATTAAAACAAACTATCTGTGTAACATCATTTAAGTCTACACTTTCTATGGGAAATTCATCCTCATAGATTTTATTCTCACATATATAACAGAAGTAGTATGACATACTTAAATTCAAGCTGCACTTTGCTTAGTAGCCCATTCAATAGTCTTCAAAATAGAAGTGTTGTAGTGGTTTTCGCTAAGCTCACAACCTCGAAATTGACGTTTGGTCTTATAGCAAGCACGAAGAGTCGAGCCAGAACCGGAGAAGCAATCAAGTACAATTCCTCCTGGAAGCGAGAAAATATTTAAGATGTCAATAAGCAACTCTTCAGGTTTCTGTGCAACATGTATACGATCAGTACGAGGAATCGGCTGAGGGAAAACATTACCTCTACCTTTTATAGTTAACTCCGCATCATTCCCCTTCCAACCGTAAACAGCTACTTCAACGATCGAGCCAAGACGTTTATTAGGATCACTTGAACGTCCAGAGCAATTAGTCTTAACCCAGTAAAGAAGTGTAGGAGACACTGAAAAACCTGCTTTTTTCATAGCTTCTTGTAACCATGTAGCATACTGATTAGCACACCAGCAAACTATAAAACAATTAGGCTTTAGTATACGATAACACTCGTTTATTACACGTTCTACCAGAGGTAAGATTTCTTCTGGCTTGTCGTCATAAGCATCGTAACTTTGTGAACCGGCTACTTCGTCTATGTCGATAGCAAATGGAGGGTCTATATGGATAAAGTCAACAGTTTCATCAGTCTGCTCATTTAAGAATGTTAAAGCATCAATATTTTGTAAGCTACTGATGTAGTCTTCAATTTCAAGTGATTCTATTTGTTCGAGAGTTTTAGCGACACGCACTTTTCTAGCTGTATCTACTATGGTCTTGTTAGTTGCACGTTCAATAGTCTGGAGAGCTTCATGTAGCGTTTGGCAATTTTTTACCAGGTCTTCGTTTTCAGCGATCTTTAGAAGTCGTGTAATAAAAGTAGGCTCAGACGAAAGAAGTGCTGCGGTATTCTTAATTGACCAGCCGCCTTTTATACCTTTATAAGCAGTTCCATGTTCCTGTTGCTTTTCTTCGTGAATATCTTTAACGAGTCTAGCAAGTTCTATTGGATTGAAGTCTTTTCGCTTATGGTTCTCTTCAAACTGGATAACGAGAGGATGGATGTCTACCTTTTCGTAGATAATGCAATGACGACCAACAACGAGTTCTTTATATTCAAGATAGTCACGAAGTGCTCGAAATCGTCTACGTCCTGCCATGATCTCGTAATGTCCATCGACTTCCTTCAACGTAATAGGATTAATAAGCCCGTTCTGTTGAATAGACAAAGCCAGTTCACCTATGTCTGTAGGTTCGGCCCGAAAGTCGCTTGATATGTTTATTAACTCTATAGGGATGTTCATGCGGCCCTCTCTTCAATGAGATTTTTAATAACCTGTAAACCTGCGTGTACTTTGAAGGAAGGCCCAAAGAAAAGAAGTTCTCTTTCGAGCCTACATTTATGGTTACTTAGGTCTGCTAAACTGAGTTGTGAATATTTTTCCTGTGCTTCGTTTATATATTTCTCGTATTGTTTTGCTGCCCTTGTGCTTTTCTCGACTCGTTCCCTTATATATGTATCCATTCCAATCTCCGTAAAAAAGGGGAGAGCCGAAGCTCTCCCCAACCAGAGGGGTTGAAACTACGCTTTAGCGTTACGAACGCGGGTGATCTGATTGCGAAGCGGTTCACTGTCATCGTCAGGATTCTGCTTCTTAGCATAACCGACCGTCAGGATAGCAACAGCTCCCTTAAAGTCTTCGGTCTGAAGCTCAGAACCATTCGGGATGCCAGCGGCTTCTGCATACTGCTTGACCTTCCACGTTGTCTCGATGAGAACGTTGTCGAAAAGCTTCCTGCCCTGAAACTCTCCATCGAGAACTTCCCATGTGAACTTGAGCATGGGCTTGCCTGAAGACTTAGAAGCGGTAAACTCACACTCAGCAATCTTCGCTTCATAAGTACTCTGTGGCAAGGCTTCAAACTCATTTTTCACATCTTCCAGATTGTAACCAAGATCAATTCTCATAAATCCTCCTTAAGGGGTTTTTTTCTAACGAACCATCGAATGACACTAGAAGTATCAGCGATGATTACTTGTTCGCATTCGTCTGGTTCACAGCCATGTTTCGCTATGAATGCTTGCAGGATTTCATCACGTTGCTTCTGAATCCCGTCCAGCAAGATTTTGACCGCCATGTTTACATCTTCCATATTTATTTATACGCAAAGATCGTTAAAACCGTACATTACTCATCTACGGTAGGAGTCCAGTTAGGTTCGCCCAAAGACCTGCCAACACCATTTTCCAGAAATGGTCGTATTTTTTCATAAGTTGGGTATTCAATGTCAGGAATAAGTGAACGAGAACCGCTGTTTGTGATAGGATCAGGCATACTCTGAAGAATACGCTTTATCTTACGATTTGCCTGTGCTCCACGAATATCTATCTTCATGTAGAGTGAGTCAGTAGCAAGAGAAGGAATACGATCCTTGGCCGACGAAGGAATCAAGAGAGTTCTACGCCAATCGCCTGTTCCTTCTGCTTTATCGAAGCGATCATGACCGATAATAACAACTGTCGGTTTACATGTACTAGTTTTCATGTATTCCATAAACATACCCATTTCATCAACGTAAGTTCCCCAGTCCTGAATCTGCATGGGCTTGTGACCAGATATTTTCATGACATACTTCAGTAAGTGCTCACCTGCCCGTGTTAATGAATCAATAACAAGTGTTTCATCTTCAGCCATCTTTCTGGAAAGAACTTCTACGATCTTCTTGATCTTTTCCCATGCGAGAAGTTTACCAAAGTTAACTCCACAAAGAGCAGCAAACTCTGGATCTTCCGTAGGAGATTCATCAATAGTAAAGACTTTAAAATTAAACTTCAGTTTGTACTTCGCTCTAAGAGCTTTAATGCTATTCAAGTTCTTATCGAGGTTAATAAAAGTCGGTTTTGGAAACTGTGATGCTAAAGCCGACTTACCTGTAAGTGGTGGCCCCCACAAAAGAATCAAGGGCTTATCCATCTCCAATGAATCGAAATCAGCCATTTTCTTCCCCTCCTATGGTTTTTATGAAAATACCTTCTGGTGTTACTTTAACTACTAATAACATTGCATCAAAGCCACACTCAGTACAAGCTACTGAGAGAACATCCTTTATAACACCAGCCTTTTCTTCACCTATATACAAATTTAAATCTTGCGTAGCGTCTGTTAAAGCGCCTCCGCACATCGGACATCTCACCATGACAGATTCACCGCCTCTTCATTGATTGTGTAATACTTTTTGATTAAATGCTCCCTATCTGTGGCTGTTCTTGCTTGACATAGCGGTAAACAATAACAAGATTTTTTCGGTCCATACTTATAACAAGCATTTCCATCCATAGGAAAAATATTTTCGTAGGCGCATTTTTCTATCCAGTCGATTGTAAACTCCATTTCTTTAAACCACTCAGAGCATTCTTCTTTTGATGGTGTAAAGAAAACAGAATCTACGCCGACAACTTCTGAATCAAACACGGTAAGCATTACACCACTAATATCAGGATCTACCGTTTTTGCTGCTATGTAATATGAAATAAACTGATCGTTTGGACGTACAAGTAAGTAATCTCTACGAGTAGTTTTGTTCTCACCTACCCAGAGACGATTTTGATGTAAGATAATACTGTCTAAACGTAGTTTCCAGTAATGCCGCCCAACGTTAAAGCAAAGGTCTTGTCCTATCAAATGAGTAGTTTCGGACTCAAGCACTTTAATGTTAGGGTATTTCTTTGCATAAGATTGTAAAAGAGCTTTAGCAACTGGTTTAGTCTTACGCTTGTGTCCGCGAGGAAGGTCACTGTTCTCGATGAACATGATAGCATCTTTGATGTCATTGGTCTTATGAAAAACATCTACAGCATCATGAACGAGAGAACCGAAAGCGAGGTCGATGTTATCCTCGCCTGTGTCGGGAATAAGCCCAAGGCCGTACTGATAGTAAGCTAACGCCGGACATCGCTTAAAGGTAGATACTAGCGATGAACGGACTATCATGAGCGAAGTCCTTTCAAAATGGCTGCATTAACTGCGTCTTCGACACTCTTCTGCGACTTTGTAGCACGTTTTGTTGTTTTACGAGCAGTTAGTTGTCGCTCGAACTTTTCAATGTCAGAAGCAGACATTTTTTCTATCATCTCTTGGACCTCAACTTGCGTAAGGTCTTCGATAGAACGTCCAGCCAAAAGCTCTTCAAATTTGTTAGCCATTATAATCTCCCTCAGACATTTTCTATAATATATGTAAAAGTTTTCGTACCAACTCTATCAGCCCACTTTCGAGTCCAACATGCCCCGCTTTTAACATGATCTGAAACTCCACAGTGATAGCAATGAGAAAAGCGAATACCTTTATAAAATGACGGATAACGATCTACAAGGATAACATGCAGTTCATTACTCTGTTCTGCGATGTCTATGTTACGGGCACGAAAGCCGTAAGAGCCTCCCCAAGTAAGTTGCTTTGGAGCTTTTATATCAGTAGGAAAGCCTAGTTTTTCTGCAATTTTTTCAGCCCACATGTCGATACCACCAACAGGAGAATGTCCAGAAATAACTGTTATCGGCTCACCATAACCTTTCATGAGTTTATATATTAAGTCAATAGCTATTTCTTTTCCTCTGATGGTAAATTTGTCTTCGCCGTGACCTATGAAACCTACTTTTTTCATGCAAACTCCTTTTTAGCGGCCCACCAGAAGGGGGCAGGGCGTCCAGTTTATCCCACACTCTCCTTTCTAGCAATCTCACACGACCCTCATTTGGGGACTGCTATTGAAAGCCATAAGCCCTGGACAAGCCCAGAGAGTGCTTGCCCCCTTCCAATGGTGGTTGCCGCTGTTCCGAGGCACAACGGCAGAAGCCCTTTTTAAAAGAGGAGGAGCAAAGATTGGTGGCGGCTGAACAGGCTCAACCGCCGAAGCCATACTACTCCACGTCCTTCAGAATCTCGATGACTGCCTTGTAGTCCTTCTTCGCAGCGAGCTTGATGATCTTGGACTTGGCATCCGGGTTGAGGTTGAGGTAATCGGCCTTTGCAGTAATAAGCTCGAAAGCGTACTCTGCCTGTGACTTCTTGCTGCCAGAACCGGGCTTGTAAGCAGCGACAGCCTCATTAACGTCGTCAATGGACTTACCCTGCTTGAACAGTTCACGGGCAATAGCCTGTTTCTTAACCTTAAGACCGGAATTGAGCAGAGCCAGTGCACCGTCTGCACCGAACAGCTCAATCGCTTCCTCAATCGAGTCAGGAAGGTCAATCTGGTACTTCCAAACATCACCTGCTGTAGTCTTAACAACATCTTCTGTAATGCGCATAAATCCTCCTAAAAATTAGTTTTTTAGATCCCGTTTCAGTTTCTTTCCTTCCATATATTATACTACGCTGAGACGGTATCTTTTGGTCGAATCTGGCGAATGGAAATATCCACGCTGAAGGTATGCCCGAATAGATAGAATGAACCCTTAAAACCAAAATCAGGAACAAATCGAGTAGGCAATTCTTTAATCTCACTTTTAGCAGGCATTGTAGGTCTTGGTGCGGGTTTCTTCTCTTTGGGAACAACACGAAGCAGACGCTTTTCTTTAAGAGCACTTTCAATCTCTGGATGCTTCTTTCCTGAAATGTGTAGCGTAGCATCTGCTACACCGAGCTTCTGTGCTGCTTCTCTAATAGTTTTAGAATCCTGAATGGCCTGGACACGCTTCTGAACTTCTTCTTCGGTAAGCCTACTACCTTTCATCTCTATTCTCCTTTCAAAAATGTTTGAAGTTGGACTAGGAACAACTCCACTTTTGAAACGTTTTTTTAGCATTATTGTTGCTTTACTTATTACCTGTGAAACTCTACTTTCTGTACAACCAAGCTCACCAGCAACTTCTGCCATAGTTTTATCTTCCCAATAGTAACGAAACAAACATTCTTTCTGCTGATCCTTTAAACAGTTTATATGATCTTTAAGAAGATCATACAAAGCAACATCTGGTACATCTTCATCATAGGAAAGCTTCTCCAACAACACACTGTAAAATGGTTTTAACTCTTGATCTGTAGTATCCAGCAAATCATCAATAGAATAGATAAATGGACGCGGTTGATTCGTGATGTTACGTTTTCCATGCATATTGCAGCGAATGTAGTCAAGGATAGCTCCCCTTACTCTATACTCTGCATAAGTTTTAAACTTCGTTCCGTTTGTAGGTTTAAACTTTTTAACTGCATCCAAATAGCCTACGTAGCCCTCACTAACCAAATCGTCAACTTCGAATAGGCCATGCTTGTTAATTCTTTTAGCAATAAGCTCTATCCAACCGTATAACTCTTCTGGCGGTGTATTAATATCGAATGAATATTTTGCCTGGATGTTTGATTTCATCTTCAAGAGAAGCTACCAGCTTCTTTCCTAAAATGTTCATAGCAACTGCCTTATTATCCAGAATATCCTTTTTTGTTTTAATGTTGAAACGTGAAAGAGAAAGTGCACGTTTACGCCCGATTCCTGGGATTGATACTAACTCAAGCAAGTTCTCCTCAATTCCGTATTGTACGGTCAACGATAAATTTTTTATGTATGCTTTGTCAAGACCGCACATGCCCAACGCTGATGCCCATCGTTCAAAATCCATTATATATGGTGGAACAATAACAGACGCCGTAGGGCTGAGTTCCATGCCCGTTAACCATTCGTAAAGCGAAGATGCTATGATAGTTTGTTGTCCGAAAGGCATCTCGATTTTATGGCTAAAGTCGTCAGGGACGTAGGTTTCTACTTCGTAGGACGGTATATCAGCCAAGGCTTGTGCGACTAGTCCTGGTGTAAGTGGTTTCTCTCGTAGATTCTGTACCATGTAATGAAGGTCAATAGGATCTACATACATATAAGCTGAAGCTCGTCCTACGCTAGACGGAGAAAGTTGTCCATCATACTCACGCAAAATCTCATACTGAAGTAGCATGTCTATTGCTTCTTCTATATGTATAGGTTTCTGCAAAGCACAAAGAGTTTTTGCTAAGAAGCGTTCGATCTGAGGTCGTTGCATCGACTCACGAGCTACGAAAGACGTTATATGGAAGTAAAGTCGTGCAGCAAGCTGACTACGAACGTCAGGCATCTCAGTCAAATCATGGTAAAGCTCGTCAGCATATACATCTTTAAACAGATAGTAAACATCACCTGTCGCAGACAATCCGTAACGTCCTATCCTTCCTGCCATCTGTTTAATGTCCCAAGGTTCTACCATAGAAGGCCCACGATGTCCTCCTACAATAATGCCTACATCAGCAGGAAGATTAACACCATAAGCGAGAGTAGAAGTAGAAACAAGCATCATTAAACTCTTCTTACGGAAAGCTTCCTCTAAGTTCTGTCGATCTTCTTTTGATACTTTCGAGAAATGAAACGGACATCCGAAAGTACGAGCAAGTTGATGTCCTTTTGCTACAGTGTGAACAAAGATTAGGAACTGTGCATTAGGATGTTTACGTTTTATGTCTCGAATTTCGTCAATAACAAAATTTGTGAACTGGTATTCACGATCTGGCCCCTTTCGTAGATGATGTTGCTGGATAACGGGACGCCAATCAGTGTCTACTACGACTGTAGGCTTGCCGTTAAGTGATGTTAGCCAGTTTTTAATTTCTTCTACATTAGGCAGAGTCGCGGAGAGGGTGATTATCCGTGCTCCTGGATTAAGTTCAGCGAAACGAGTAAGCCCGACCTCGAAAGCATCTCCACGTTTAGGCGCACCAAGGAGATGTGCCTCATCACAGACAATGGCGTCTACTTCCATGAGCCACGGTTTTGCCCCACGAGATCGACTATCGAGAGCTTCAGTTGTCATGAGGATTAGTCTCTCAGTAATTGGTCTAGCACTCTTTTCGTGGTCAGATGTAATAGC